CCTAGAATATTTCCATTTAGAAACTCATCACTCTCAAGTACTCCTCTAACAAACTGATACTTAGTTTCATAATAAGTAAGTTCAGTCTTAGAGAAACATATCTTAATGATATATCTTCTAATTTCTATTCCGGCTTTATGTGCAGCCTTTAATTCTGCATTGCTACTATAATAATCTAGATATGATAGCTTCTTTTGTATGGTATATCTTTTACTTCTTTTATCCTGTAACTGTGCCACAGCTCTTTTACCCATTCTCCTCTTTGTTGTAGAATAAAAGTTTTTCTTTCCAATATACCTTACAAGCTTTCCATTTATTATAGCCTGCATCTCATATACAAAGCCCTCTGCTCCTTCAGGAATCATAGAACTTTCAAATTCCTGTCCTTGATACAACCAACTCATCCCTAAATAAATTAAAAATTACATCTCTAGTACTTTCAACACCTTGATTTTTAACAGCATCTGCAATATCTTTATCACTTTTAAGATATATTGGTGTAAAACCATATTCATCATGATATCTGATACTATATCTTCTACCTGTTTCATCATTATCAAATAGTACAAACACTCTAGAGTACTTATCTTTAAGTCTCTCTATCATTTCCTTTGGAAGAATTGTACTTTCTGCATCTGGTGCAATTGCCTCTATATTATTTATCCCTAGTAGATTAAAACACAATAAGTCTTTCAATGAAGCCACAAGGACTAAATATTTACTATCATATCTCAACTGTTCATATCCCTGCACATAATCACCAATCTTCAAGAACTTTTTAGCTATTACTTTTGGTTGATAAATTTTATAGAGTGTGCCATCTTCCTTAAAATAACCATATATGCAATCCCTTTGAACTCTCATTCTATCTTTCTCATGTTCTCCCTTTTCTCTTGTGAGTTCATAGTATTCCAATGGATTAATATTATAGGCTTCTAGCATACTTGAAGAGATCTTGTAAGCTGACCAATAATTTTTATCATTAGTATTCCAATGTCTTATTTGAAAATCTGATAGTTTAAATCTTGCTGCAGCAGTTATTGTTTCTGTAACAACTGTATTAGATCTACTGCAATAATCTTCATAGTCTGAAATTATCTTTGCTTTTGCACCATCTCTATTTAAGTTATATAATAACTCAACTAGTCTAATTGCATCACCTTGATAACCTGAAGAAAAATCTTTAAACTTGTACTGACCGGATCTACCATCAAAATAAATTATCATTGATGGTATTTTGTCTGATGGATTAAATATTGATTTAATCTTTACAGACTCTCCATTAAGTTTAACACCTATTGTCAGATAGAATTCAAATATCCATTCTCTTGGAACATCCCATAAATTTGTAACTAATCTTGTTGAAATCATACCGCTAAATTTTAAAACATAAAAGGGCCATCCCTGACCCCCTTACACTCATGTAGTTTAGTCTAGGTTGAAATCAGATGATGACTTTTTAGGAGTAATGATATCATCATCATCCCCAAATCTCTCCACTTGTTTTGGTTCTTTTGGTTTCATGATATGTTTATCCTCCTCAAATTTTAGAATTTTTGCACTATCCATCTCACCAAATGCATAACTTCCATTTGCATTATTCGGGAAGAACAAGTTATAGTCTTTGTAACCATCTTTGTTCTCATATTCTCTACCTGCAATACAAGTATCCATATATACATTCTTAAATGGTGCAGTCTTGTTAAATGCTTCTATAAACTCCTCAATAGTTGAATGTTGATTGTGTTGTTCTTTCATCCAATCAGAAATATTTAGAGCTCTAGATAAATTCTGTAAGAACATTAGTATTGCTCTATCTCTAATAACTGGGATTCCACTCTTTGTTTGACCATCAGCAAAAGCATAATAACTAGCTTTCACTTTACCAATTTGACCTTGGTATCTCCCTTTTGATTCATCATTATCAATTAGAAAACCTTCAAATCCTTCAATTGGTTCTGTTTCAGCATGCACAATAACATGATAAGCCCCATCTATAAAACTAAATGGTTCTAATTCTAGTCTGTGAATTTTTACTCTGTGATTACCTGGTTGAATCTTCTTTGGTAACTTTTTACTTCCGTCACCACTTCCTAAATCTAATGTACTTAACGCCATCTTACTTTACTTTTTAAATTATTAAACAAAAACTTTATCCCATGATGTCTTTAGAACACCGTCAATCATCTCAGAAATTACTATTTCTTCATTACGCAAATGCTCTGGTCTTGCACCACAAGTAACCTCATCATTTGTCTTGAAAGACAAGATGGTTTGATTACCTTTTCGGTACATATATCCAATAGCATCTGCATTTGCACAAATTAAAGATTTAATTTTACCGGTTAAGTCTATGTTAGCAGACATAACCATTTCACCTTTATCATCTACCACTTTGTCTTTTATGTGACCAGATAGAATGATTGTAGGTGCTAATTTATCAATAAAATCTAAAACTTGAAAGAATGCCTGTCTTATATATAAATAACCGGCACCATTTGCTAGAGTTGTAACATTATCTCCATCATAGTTTTTACCCATTGCAGTTTGTCTATAAAGACTTACAGCAAGTGGCATTACCATATCCTCTAAAGCTGTTACAGTATCTATAGTAACAAACTTATAAGGAAACCCCGCATCTTTGATTGCTTTACCAATCTCTTTCAACTCTTGTAAATTTTCAGCTTTAAGTTTTATTGCTTCTACATAATCAGAACCATTCTCTAAATCAATAATCAAATTGCCATCTAACCCTGCATATGCAGTAGTTTTACCTGTTTTAGGCTTTGAATAAATCACAATTCTCTTAGGATTTACTCTTTCTGCCTTTACTTTTTTAGTTGGAAGTACTATACTCATATTATTTTGTTTTTAATGCCCTTGCAAGTATCTGAAATACTTCTGCAATTTCTAAAAGAATATCTGATACATCTTCAGTATTTTCTACATTCTTAAGTTTTGGAATAAACTCTTGTTCAAAATCAGGAAACTGATTAATCACTTTCATTTGTTCTTTAGGAGCTGCTACAGGTTCTTCATTCTTTCTCTTTTCATACTCAGCAAATGTCATGGTATTACCTTTCCATATTACTTTTAACTCAGACAGATTTACAAGATATGATTCCCAATAATTACCCTCATAACCACCCTTTTTAATTGGATACTCACTTGCATAATGTGGATTTGCCTTGTAAACAAACAATGGTCTGTTCTCATCATACGGCTCAAGATCAACTACAAAATCTTCATGATCTTTTACTTTCTCAACTAGCTCAATATAGATGTCTCTATTTTTCTTGAGCTCTCCCTCAAACATTTGTACATTTTTTCCCGGCAAGGGGCTTAAATTTGAATAAAAAGGTGTCTTAATTGTAAAGTCAGAATTTGTTGCACCAACTTTATCTAACACTCCCTTGTGTACCAAATAGTAATCCTCTCTTCGGTTTTTTCTAATTAAATTTTCATCTCTTATCATACTCTATTATTTGTTATTTCACTAGCTGGTGGTGAGTCAAGTTCTATAAATCTCATTGTACTTCTATCTAGAGTATAAAACCCTGTTCTAGTTGTACCATTTCTAGATTTTAGAAAGTGAAACACCAACATGTTTTCATCCTTAATTATTAAACGATCTGGTCCATATACACTTATTCTTCTATCAAATGGTCTATTGATACCAATTACAATATCTGCATGTTGTAATAAAGCATCTGAACCATAAATATCAGAATCAAGAATATAATTACCATATGTACCTGGTTTGTTTCTCTCAGGAGAATCACTACCTCTATTTAACTGACTTAGTATTAAGAAAGATACCGGATACTTTTTCTTCATGTATGTCATAGCTTCACCAAGATTGTTAAGCATATCAAATTTGTCCTTCTCATGCTTGTCTTTCTTTAATAATGCTGAGTGATCAATACATACTAGTAGATTTCTGTATACCTCTCTTTCTCCATTTTCATCTGTAATAGTTTTCTTGTACTTTTCACATTCATCATGTATAGATGCACACATCTCATTTACTGTACACGGATCATAAATTACATTTGTTCTACCCTCACTATCTATTGAGTCATAAATACCTATTAGCTTCTGAATACTTTCCCTTCCTAATTTCTGGTATTTACTCATCAGAATTTCATAGGATAAACCACTCTTAATAGATAACTTCCTTACACCATCTGTTTCATCAACCATTTCCAATTGGAACTTTAATATTCTGAAATCTTGATCTTGATTCAATTCAATAATATCAGATGTCATTTGCTCCATGAATAGTGTCTTACCAACACCAGGTCTAGCACCTACTACAGTAATGGTTCTCCACTCAATACCATTTACAAAAGCATCATTAAATTTAGGCCATGCAGTTTTTAAGGGTTTTATATTTCCCTTACTTACATCTATAATCTTTTGTATTGCTTTTTTTATGGTATCTTTCTCACTAACTCTTGTAATAGGGTGGGCTCCCTCAAATAGTTTCTTACTCATACATATCTCTCTTTAAATCTTGGGGTATCATCTTCTACATTATTGACAATCATCTCACAATAGTTTGCCAATTTTGATTCAAATGTTTTATCAAGAGATTGTTTTCTTATGAAATAATGTGAAGTACTCATATAATCAAATCCATTTTCTGAGTATTCATTCACATACTTTCTAGTTGCACTGAATATAATTTCCCAACTATAAGAATAGTTTTCAAAAAACCATCTAAAGACAGGCTCTAAATTCTTTGCATTCACTCTTGCATAACTCCCACTGGGTAACTTCTTGTTTGGAAATAAAAGATTATAATCAGTAATATTTTGCATAAAATCAGCACCCATAATAACTTGGGCACTTTTCTTCTTACTCTTTCTAAAATATCCATTTATTTCCTCAATAAAGATAATACTTTTATCTGTTATTTCCAATTTATCTGTTAACCACCCACCATTTTTTAACCGTGTAATTTCAAGATTTACATTGACAATATCAGCAGGCTTTGTCTTTTTAGACAAACTGTATAAGACATAAAAACTATTGGGATTTATTTGTTCCCTTATCAACTTTTCAAACAATTCTTCCATGCTACCAATTTATTGATTTTCCCGACATCTTTTTTATTATAGCTCTGGTTCTCATGAATATATTATCTGAATTCCATTTAGACCCTGAGTAAGCTGCACTTGCAGGATGTTTTACAGTAAATTTATAACTGGTTGTATCATTAGTAAGTTCAGACCACTCTTCAGCTTTTCTACCCATATATACATATATTAGCCCTGGGTTATAGTTATTTAACCAGTCTAATAGATATGCTGTAAATGGTTTCCATATCTCATAATGTGCACCTATTTTACCAACCTCAGTAGTAAGAGCTGTATTCAATAATAATATACCCTGATTTGACCATCTTTTCAAGTCTACATCAGTACTTATTTGCTCTCCGTTGTAAACAGTTTTGTTTACTTCATCTAGGATATATCTTAAGCTTGGTTGCAATTTATTGGTATTACTGCAACTAAATGCAATACCATCTGCTACCCCAACTTGTGGATATGGATCCTGGCCAACAATTACCATTTGTAGTTCATGATATGGACATTCCTCAAATGCTCTAAAGACTTGTTTTAATGTTGGTGTGAACCTCTTATCTTTTATACTTTGTTCATAAAGTTTTGTCAATATTGTCTCAAACTCAGAACTAAATATAAATGATTTAAATACTCTACCCCAACCACTTGGTTCAAGTTTATCAAACAATTTTTGTTTAATTTCTTCAATTTCTAATTCTACTTTCATTTTTTTATTATTTTTGTTAAAATTACAATTATGCCGGTAAATGTTTTTGAAATAAAAGATGATTCTCTTGTAGACATCAAAG